AACTCGAAATGATCCGTAAGGAATCAGACGGCCCGATCGCGGCCTACGTGCGCCGGAAAGCCCTAGAATAGAAAGCCCGCCTTTCTGGCGGGCTTTTTTGTATGGCAAACCCCTGGCCGGCTTCTCTTTGGATCTCGAGGATGCGCTGTGACTGGCAGAGGGCCGGGATCGTGGCGCAAAGGAAGAAGATTGCGATGACAGTTTTCATGAGGGTAGTGTAGTCGCTGGCCTATAAAGTGGCGATGTATTTTCCGGTGATGGTGGCTTCGTCTCGGGGGCTGACTTTCGAGTAGCGGCGGTTGATGGACACCAGCTCGGTGCCCTGGAGCTTCTTCAAGGTCATGTCGCCGTCGACCATGGCCACGACGATGTCGCCGTCTTTCACGCTGGCGGTCTTTCGAATCAGGATGTGGCTGCCGTCCATGATGGTCGGCTCCATCGAGCGTCCGGACACGCGGACTACGGTGGCATTTTTGCCGGCCTTCTTTGCTAGTTCCGCGTCGACGGCCATGGTGTCGCCGTTGGGTTCTCCGGAGGCCGCTGGTGAGCCGGCGGCGATCTCCCCGGCAATCGGGATTTCCACTGTGGCCGGTCTGTATTCAATCACGTTCGAAGGGAGCTGATCACCGAGGCCAATCTCTCGGAGAACGTCGGCGACCAATGATACACCTTTGGCCATGTAGGGGTAGGACTGAACGTGCTGACGGATGAGCTCATAGTCCTTGTCCATGGCTTCAATCAGGTCATCATGGTGCTCGACTGCGGAGATCCGGAACGAGCCTTGTTCAAATCCAATCCCGGCGATGGCGTCTTGGAGGAACGCTATGGCCAGTTTCAGACGGTTCGGGGTATTGAGCAGGCCCGGGGCGTGAATGATCTTTCGAGCACTGGCCGCGCTGGCGTTGCTGGTTCCCATTATGATGCGGCCTAGCTGGGTTGGTGTGATCTCTGCCTTTGTCGCGGCCTCTTTCTGAGAGATCTCATTCCTAACAAGAATGGCTTCGAGGGCAGTCGAGAAACGTGTCGTGTGCATATGACATACCATGTGATTTATCTCGCTGGTGTCAAATACCTTTTGACACGCCATCACATTGTAGGTTATTAATAACTCATGACGTTATTAGATGCCGAAATCATCGTCCTCCGGAACATTTCCCGTTGGGCAAAGGAAGGGGCTGAGCTCGCTCAGGAGCCAGAACTCAAAGACGCTTATCTACGGTCCGCGCACCAAGCAAATTCGGAGAGGAACAAGAAAATGGCCGAACGGCGCAAGCCGCGGGTCGAACTGGTGCCGGTTGAGGAGGTTCACGCATAATGAGTGACCTTTCTGAGATTTTCGAACAGATAATTCGAGAGCGCGGGCTCCAAGACTCCAAGTGGGGGGCTGATAGGGTGCTCAACCCCATGCTTTGGAACACAATACTCTTGGAGGAAGTTGGGGAGGTTGCGAACGCTTCACTTGAGAGAGATTTAAAGGCTTATCGCGCGGAGCTGATACAGGTCGGCGCATTAGCCGTGGCGATGATTGAAGCTGTAGACGCTGGGCGGATTAACATTGACGGCGGAAGGGGGCTTTAAATGTCGAGTGATCTTTCTGCTATCCGCGAAGAATTGAAGGCGATGCGCGCCGAACTGCGCAAATTGCATCTTGGCACGGCCCTTTCGGTCTCCGTTGATGATGCGGCGGCTCTGATCGGGCTATCTGTCTCCAATGTGCGCCAGTTGGCCAAGGCGTATGAGATTACGAATGGTGCCCACGGAATTGCCTCGTTTAAGTCCGGTTCGCGCCGGCTGTTCAGGGTTCGGGACTTGGAGCGCTGGGTTGAGGAGTTGTCGGCATGATCAAGGTTGGAGAGATCCTCGGCAAGCTGCGGCTCGGGTTCTGGGAGGCTGGCGACGACTTGATGGCTCTCGTTCGGGCTGAGGCTACAAAATCGGCGGTGGTGCTATGATCGAGTTGCTATTGGCCCTGGCACTCGCGCTCGGCTGTCTCGGGCCGCTGCTTTCGTGGTTCGTAGAGTACGTCACCGACCAGGAGGACGCCTGATGCGCGAATGGTGTTCACTCTGCCTTTCCTTGCATCTTACAGGGATGCATCTCCCGATTTATCAAGTCGGCACAGACGACGGCGATGTACATTCTATCCGCGCCACTGATGTTCAGGACGCTGCTGAGCGCGGCGCGTCGGAAATCGACCGGCATGGAGACTACCACTTCCTTCGTGAGGGGAATGGTACTGTTTGGGTCAAGGGGCCGCATGGCCAGATTCAAGAAGTTGAAGTCTATGCACGCAGCCAAGCGGTTTATACCGCCGATGACCCGGGCGCGGGCGAGGTTCCCGATCATATCCAAGCCATCTTTTCGGAGGACGCCTGATGCCTGTCCCAAAACGAATTCAGCGCAAGCGCACCAAGGGCTGGCGGATGCCGGCGAATGCGGTGTACGTCGGTCGGCGAACCATGTGGGGCAATCCTTTCCGGGTCGGCTCTTGGTTCCAGGTCGGTGACGCGCCCGCCGGCGTTGTCACGGCGCAGTTGGCCGTCGATCTGTTCCGCTGGTGCCCGCCGGCGTACGAGGCATCGGGATTGACTCTCTTGAGAGGCAAAGACCTGGCCTGCTGGTGCCCCCTCGATTCGCCCTGTCATGCCGATGTTCTGCTTGAGCGGCTTCGTGAGCTCTGGCCCGAGGACTTCAGCTCAATTGAGGAAGTCACCAACCACGCGAGTGCATTTGATCTGGCCCAGGCCATTTCGCGGAAGGCCCCCGGCTTGAACATGGGTCACAATGTTTCACGCCTTGGTGCCCTCAATATGCTCTCGGCTATTCGGGACGATGTGGACGTTCGTGGCCTCGTGGCCGAGTGGCTTCGCCGTGTGGAGAAGTTGTGATGGTAGATACACCACAGACGAAACTGACCAAAGACGAACTGTCTGTTCTCCAGCACACTCTCGGCCTCAACCAACACGGCAGAAGGAAGCAGGACAGGAATCACTTCGTTGGCGATTCTCCGGTTCTTCGGAAGCTTGCAGCGGACGGTCTAATGGAAGTCCACCCGCACAGCGGTTCCGAACTGTCCGGCGGTAGCCCTGCGTATTTTGCCACGGTGGAGGGACGTTTAGCTGCCATTGATCAAAGTCCCGCACCGCCGAAACTGACGCGAAGCCAGAAGCGATACAGACGGTTTCTTGCTTCGGACATTGGGATTTCTTTCGGCGAGTGGCTGAAGACGGAGGGTCTCAATGGCTGACGCACCACAGGCGGAGCTTTTCAGCGAAGAGGAACTGACCCTCATCGAGACTGCGACCCGGGTTCCGGAGTCGCAGACGGTGATGTGCGGCGAGTACTCTGGCGACGACTTTGCGCGGCGCTTTCCGGTCCATTTGGCCTTGGCCTTGAAGTTATTTGCAGTCGGCGCGTCTTTGCGCCAAATTCGCTGGTTCACCGGGGCAAGCACTAACACTCTCACGGCCCTCTCCATCTCTCAATCTGCGGAGATAGAGACACTTCGGCGTGAAGTGCGAGGCCGCTGGGCGCTCACCGAGAAGCTGGCGCAGGAGGAAATGCTTGAACGTCTGCTGGATCCGGTGACGCGGAAGAAGATCCCGTTTCGAGATCTCAGCCTTGCCGCTGCCGTGGCACGGGACAAACAAGCCACGATCGCTGGCCAGCCCACGGAGATCAAAGAGGTGAGGTTCGTAGGCATGGACGCTCAGCAAGCCCTGGACGCAGCCGTGGCGAAGGCCTTGGGCAATGCAGTGACACCGATCGAAGTCACCGATGTCACCCCAGTGGTCGACGCCGAAGGGGACCAATCAACAGATTCGGCTGCACTTTTTCTTTCACAAAAGGGCGAGGCCGAGCGCCTGGGCCCAGGTGCTGAGGCACCGCCTTCGGAGACATCAAAGGATGATTAATCCCATGTTACACTGTGTATATAAAGTCGTTATGCGTCATGCTACAAGATTGCTGCGCATTCAGGGGCGTGATTCGTCCAATTCCTGTGGTGCCCACGAGCTACAGACCTACGTAGGTTCGATGGTGTTGGCCCCTGCCTCATCGTCCTGCGCCCCGATGGGTGTGGCCATGCCACCGGTGCTCAGGGCCGTGAGGGGGGCGGGGGGGGCCGCGCGTTCGCCCGCGCCTCTGTATCATTATTCATTGGGTGCTGAAAAAAATTTGGATCTCAACGGGGAGGCCATGTGAATCAGGAAAGATTCCGTTTCGCTGAGTCACTCATCGCCGAGGCGCTGGGTGTGTCCCGTGAGCTGCTGGTCGAGATCCGCGCCGAGTTGAAGAATGAGGAGGACTGGGCCTACGGTTTCCGTGGGGCGATCCAGTGGTCTGAGGCCGGCATCACCTCGATGTTGGCCATGGTCGATCCGGACGCCGAAGAGCGCGCCGCCGCCAAGTTCGTGGAAGCCCTGGAGGCGGCGGCAAAGCAGCCCGACGAAGCCGGCCTCGTGGGCGCCACCTTCGACCGCCACTACCCGAATCCCACGATCAAAGCGGCGCGGCTCCCAGACGGCACCCAGGTGCGGGTGAGGATGAAGCCGAACGACACTTTCAGCCCCGGCATGCCCATGCAGCTGAGGCACCTCAACAGCGACCTCTACGAACTCGCCAGCCCTTACCCTCGGAAACGCACATGATTCTCGACCCCGGATTTCCGACCCATCCAAAGACTGAGGAGGTCGATCGCGAGATTGGCCCAATCGGCGTGGTGGCCGTCGTCACGTTGTTCTGCTTCGCTCATTCGACCAAACGATGGGAGTGGCGCTTCGAAAGCCGCGAGCAGCTGCTGAAGAAGTTTAAAGCGATGACTCGGACGTGGGCCTTGATCGAGCCAGAACAGCTCCTGTCGGTTTTGGGCGATACCTTCCTTGATCTCGACGAGGACGGCCTTGGCTTCCAGATCCATGACTTTGAAGAGCACAACTGGAAACTGGTGCGTGCTTGGCGAAATGCCAAAAAGTCGGCTGATGTGCGGAAGGCAAAGAGGGAAGATTCTAGCTCGGAGCTAAAACCCAAAAAAGCCGCGCCTAGCTCAAAGCTAAAATCAAAGAAGACATCCACTAGCTCGGAGCTAAAACCGAAAAACGGGCCACCTAGCTCAGAGCGGAAGGGAAGGGAAGGGAAGGGAAGGGAAGGGAAGGGAAAGGAGATACCCCCCCTTACCCCCCCGCTGGGGGGAACGGATGGACGAAATGATTTTCAGGAGGGCTTCGAACCGGAGACTGCGTCTGCAAATAATTCGGACCTGGGCCCAGGCACCGCGCCGGACCTCGGCCCGGCCGCACAGGCCGAGCAACTCGCGAACTCGTTCCGGAATGCGAAGGGCGTGCACCTGTCCCCGCCGACGCTTGAGCAGGTGATTTCCATGGGCGTTCAGGTCGGGGTGCCGCCGGATTTGTGTGAGGACTTTTTCGATTATTTCTCCACTCGAGGTTGGAAGCAGGGCCAGCATGCTACCGCGCCGATCACGGACTTAAGGCGACGCCTCAAGGGCTGGAAACGCACCGCCGACAAGCGAGAACGCACCGAGGAAATGCGGCGCAATGGGCCAGCGACTCCGACGACGCCCGAGGGCCGCAAGGCCGAACTGGCGAAGCAGATCGGTAAACTCACGGGCGGGAAACGCTAATGGATTCTGCCGAACTCAAATCACACATGATCGCGAACTTGGAACGGATCTGCGGCCACTTGCTGCCGAACGGTCGGATCGAAAAAGGCGGGAAGAACTACGAGGCGCATAACCTCCGAGACCGGCCCAGTTCGGCGGCGTCGTCCCGTAGCTACTCGCTCAAGGTTCAGCTTCGCGGCGATGCCGCCGGCCGGTTCGTCGACATGTCCGACAAGTCTGGAACGAAAGGCGATTGCATCGCTCTGTGGATGGCGGTGCGCGGCTTGCAGTTCCGCGATGCGAAGTCTGAGATCTGCGCCTTCCTTGGACTGCCGGACGTGCAAAATTTCAGCCGAAAGACCGCCGGAAATTCTCGAAAATCCGCGACAACAGAGCGCCCGCTTCGTGATCAGTTCAAAGCGATCGTGCAGGGTGGCGCGGTCTGGAAATGGTTGGTGGACGTTCGCGGGATCGAGCCTGATACGATCAAAGCCTACAAGATCGGCCAATGGACGGGGACGCCGAAAGGCGAGGACGCACAGCGCACCGCGTGTGTGTTCCCGTACTTCACGCCGGCTGGGCACCTCGCCCGCTACAAGAAGCGCGACTGGCAGGACAAGTCCTACATGCGAGTATGGCCATCGAAAGGCCACGGTGGTGAGCCGTTGCTGTTTGGCTGGCAGGTGGCCGCGCCCGCGTTGGAGGCCTCGAGTCAGCCGTTGGCATTCATCACCGAAGGCGAGTTGGACGCGATGGCGTTGCACACGGCCCGCGGTTGGCCGGCGATGTCGGTTCCCTTCGGGGCTGGCGATGGTGGTAAGATCGAGTGGCTGGAAACCAACTTTGACGCCCTGAGCCGATACGAGCGGATCTATCTGTTTTTCGATAGCGACAAGGCTGGCCAGAATGGCAAAGAGGAAATCGTTCGCCGTCTTGGATATCATCGGTGTCACTGGATCCGTTGGCCCCGGGAAGGCATGGACTGCAACGCGGCCTTGCTCGAAGGTTGGACCAACGATCAGTGGTTGGAGCTGCTGTCGGCGGCCGAAGAGTTTGACCCGACCGAGTTGGCGAAGCCATCGGACTTTGCCCGCGACATCTGGGAAATCCATCATCCGCCTGGCGGCGAAGAACCCGGCGTGCCGATGCCGTTCTCGTTCCCGTGGCGAGCACGGCCCCACGAGTGGACTGTGCACCAGGGCTTGGATGGCGGCGGCAAGACGACCGGTATTTTCCACTGCCTCACCTCGTGGGCGGCGCGTGGTCAGCGTGCGCTGATCATGTCGTTCGAGATGCCGCCGGCTGAGATTTTCGCCTGCATTCAGCGGCAAGCTACAGCGCGGCAAAAACCTGACACCGAAGCCGAGCACATGGAAGAAATCGAGTGGCTGGATCAACACTTTCTGTTGTTCAATCACATCGGGGAGGCTTCGAGCGATGACATCTTTGCGCTGATCGAATATTGTTCGCGAAAGTATGGGATCGCCCATGTGCTGATTGATTCGCTGATGTGCGTGTCGGACGTTCCTGAGGAGGATTGGGAAGGGCAGAAGAAGTTCGTGAACCGGATCGACGCGGTGGCGCAGAAGTATCCGATCCACTTGCACTTGGTGGCCCACTCGAAGAAGCCGAGTTCGAAAACGAACCCGAAGAAGCAGTGGCCGAGCAAGCACGATGTGAAGGGTTCGGGCGCCATCACCGCCCGAGCGTGGAACGTGGTCTGCTGGTGGCGCAATGGCGAGAAGGCCGATGCCTGGAGTAAGATCGGCGAGTTCGAGCAAGAGGCCACGGGTCAGGATGACTTGATGCTGTTGGCCGACATGAAAGCCGATGCCCGCAAGATGTTCGACGGTCGATTCGATATCCAGAAGCAGCGAAAGACCGGCCAGCTTGCCGTCGCGCAGATCTTCTTCGACTCAGCGAGCCGGCAGTTTCGGCAGCGGCTGGATGATCCGGTGATCAACTACATGAATCTTTCGCAGAGGGACATGCCGCTATGAGTAACCCCTTCCTGGACCAGACGCCACACCCGGCGATTCGCCCGATCCCGATTGACCAGCTGTCCCGCGTAGCGGAGGCGTCTGGCGCCGACGCGGCCCTTGAGTTGGTGCGCAAGCGTGAAGAGATCATCGCGGCCGAGAAGGCGGATCCATTTCAGAACGGATGGGAGCCGCCAATCTGGTACGTGGCCGATTGCATGTTCGGCTTCCCTTGGGTGCCGAAGTCTGAGGCGACGGCGATGCGGAAAGCCCTTGGCGTTCCAAATCCCGAACGCCCGATGCAGGTCGGCTATCTGCTCGGCGCAAACCGTTCCAGCAAGACGCACTACTGCGTGACGCGGGTGTTGCGGGTGATCTACCTGATTGAGAAGATCACCGCCTACTGCTTTCACGAGGAAGGCCAGCGGAGCATCGACGACCATCAGGCGCTCATGTGGGATCTGTTTCCACGGCAGTACAAGGCGTCGAACGACGATGGCGAAGTGAAGGCGGTGCGCAAGCAGGTCGGTTACATCGCGTACAAAGAAGAGACCGGGTTCAGTCGGGGCAAGGGGTTCCAGTTTCCCCACAATCGTTCGAAGTGCCGGTTCGGCGCGTACAGCGAAGAACTGAAAAAGTATGAGGGCGGCAAGCCGAAGATCGTGTGGGGCGACGAGAATATTCCCGCTGCGTTCTTGGAGACGCTGCGCTTCCGTGTCGCCCAGCTCGGGGGCTGGGCAATGGTGTCGTACACGCCGATTGATGGCTGGAACTCACTGGTGGCCAGCGCGGTCGAGGGCGCGAAGGTGTTGAAGACATCGCCGGCGTTCGTGTTGCCGGCCGACACGGGTGACGCGTGGGGCGAAGCCTTGGACCATGTTCAGGATTGTCGTGCCTGGCTTACTGGCGGAACTGGCTACGAGGCGATCGCGCCGGACTTGGCCGAGACGGTGCGGGGCGATCAATCGTTCTACCGCAGCGAGCGGCGGCGGGTGGCTGGCACGTTGGAGTTTGAGGAACGGCTGTTCGAGTCGGTGCCTCGCGTCATGCTGTGCGCGGATCCGCAAAAGTTTGTGCTGTTCTTCCATGGGAGCGACAACCCGTTCGGTTCGCCGAGGCAGGTGTATGCGACCGCGGCGAACATGGCGACGGCCACTCGGCGGATTCGTTTGTATGGCGTGGCCGAGAAGGGCGTCAGTGCGGCGCTGCACAATTGGAACCCGGCGGTGCATGTCGTCAAGGAGCGTCCGACCAAGGGACTCGTGGTGCAGATCATCGACCCTTGCCCAGGGCGCAACTGGTTCATGATCTGGGTGCAGATCCACAACGGGCGGGCCACTGTCATCCGGGAATGGCCATCAGCGGAAGCGATGCCAGGGGTGCATGAATATCTCGGTCCGTGGGCTGAGCCGTCGCGAACGGACAAGCAGCGGGACGGTGCGCCTGGGCCCGCGCAGAAGCGAACGATTTCCGGGTACCTCAACATCAAGAAACTGATCGCGGCGATTGAGGGCTGGCGGGACTACCAAGACGATCTTCCCGACAATCAGGCCGTTCGGGAAATCATCAAAGGCTGGACGCCTCAGACTGGCACGGCTCTGCACGTGACGGCCCGCTACATGGACAGCCGGTACGCAGCGGCCCCGACCATGACCAAGGAAGAACACACGACGGGGCTGGAAGAAATGCTGGCAGTCGGCCTGCCTGTGATGCCGACGCCTGGCAACAAGATCGATGAAGGGATTGAGATTCTTGACGACCTTCTCTCCTACGACCGCCAGCAGCCCATCGACCCGATTTTCAACCATCCGCGACTGCAAGTTCACGAGTCTTGCAAGAACCTGATTTTTGCGTGCGGCGTCTGGACCGGCGCGGACGGCCAGAAGGGGGCGACGAAAGACCCCATCGACGCCCTGCGCTACTTCGCCACCCTCGATCTTCTCGGCCTCAGCGCCGACGGCATGGCCGGTACGTCCGGCGGCTACCACTGAACAACAACAAACCCAACCCAAAGAAAGACATCATGGAAAATCCAAATGAAACCAACGAGACCGATACCGAAACCCCGGCCAAATCCGGCACCAAGGGGAAGAACGCCAGTCGGTGGAGTTTCATCTTCACCTGCGCAGCGGCTGGTGCCGTACCGAGTCAGAAAGGGTGGCATGGCCCTGAACCGATTAAAGCCTTGCCGCCGGCGCCGAATCCATTGACCGGTCCGGGTCGGCCTCGGCCTCCGAAAGAACCCAAGCGGTACACCTTCGAGTCGGCCAAGCGGCAACTGGGGGAGAACCTCGCCCGCGCTGATTTCATGGACCGGCTTCGCGCTGAGTATGAAATTCCCGATGACTACACCGTCACCGAGATCGTCATCTTCGACAACAAGCACGGTTCCTTGAAGCCGAAGACATCCATCAGCCTCGGCTGAGCAAGGAGCATCATGGCGGCACCAGACCTAGAAGCAGCGTACGACGCTCTCATCACCAAAGCTTTCGGCGGGGACATCAACGATGCCCAGCGCAGCGAGATGCGCGTGGCGTTCCTTGCGGGTGCCGGTGTCGCTCATCGCGTCTACCGCCAGCTCTTTAAAGGACTGCTCACGGCCAAGAAGCCTGAGCAGTTCGAATCGATCTCCGATGCCCTCACGGAAGTCGTCATCTCTTTTGAGGGTCAGACAAAATTAAAGGTTCGGCATGAAGACAATTAAGGAACGCATTTCGAAGCTGCCCGTGTTCTTGCGGCGTCGGCACATCATGGAGACGTGGCAACTCAGCACGGGTGAATACAGGGGTTTGGTTGACGCCGGCATCCTGATCCCCGTGAACCTTCCCAGGGGCGGGCACCGCCGGCGGTTTCGTCGGTCGCACGTCGTCGCAGTTCTTTCACCCGAGCTGGTGGAGGAAGATGCGTGAGCTGGCGGGTCCTCCATTCAGCAAACTTTCAGAACTCTTAAACTCAGACAAATAATGAACGAACGCGACTACACAATAGAATCAGGCGACGGCGGGTCCAAGCGACTGCGCTACGAAGAACTCGAGCAATTCCGCCGGCACATCAGCCACATGTCATCCGAATACCGGAACGGCACCTCGCCGCTGAATGGCCGGGTGGACACCTCACACCAGACCCGCTACGCGGTTTGGCCGAACCAGCATCCGGACGGACGGAAGCACAAGTGCGATGACTGTGAAGATCCGAAGCCGTTCGACGGGGCCTCGGATATCCCGGTTCGCCTGGCCGACATGGTGGTGAACTTTTACGTGATGCTGATCATGTCGGCGACTTCGAGGCTCACGGTCGGAGTCACCGGCATGGAACGAACCGACGATCCGCTTGCGGCCTCGGTCACGACGCTGCTGAACTACCTGCGCGAACATCATCTCGGTCGCTACTACCGCCTCGCCATCGAACGGGTGGCGAACTACATGCTGGCCGATTCGCCGGCCATCGGATTCCTCGGGGTCTACTGGGAGCCGAAAATTCAAAACCTCCCGCAAGAGGTCACGCCTGAGAGTCTGACCGAAATGGAAGTGGCCGCGACATTGGCCAGGTTGATGGAGGGTGCCAACGGCGAGGATCTAGCACCAGAGGAGCAAGCCTACTTGGCCGAGGCGATTGAGGAGGTGCAGGCGGAAATGGAGGAACTGTTTGAAGACTCGGAACCCTTCATCCGCATGGAAAACTTGGGGTCGAACCCGCCTGAAATCAAGGAGCAACGGAAGTGGCGGCGTGAGCAGATCGCCGAGGTGCTGGCAACCCATTACCCCGGACTGAGAAAGGGCACCTACTCCCGTGTGGCCCGCGATCTGATGAAGTTCGCGGCGGCGGAAGAACCGGAAGAAACCCCGACGATCCCGATGCCGGTGGAATCCGGAGGCCGACTGATCTTTGATCCGCTGCGCCTCTACCACGATCTCCACATTCCGCCGGACATCCGCGACATGCGTGACGCCGGCGTGGTGTTCACTCGCGAATGGGTGAACGTGTTCGAACTGCGCTCCCGCCAACACACCCGCGGCTACGCTCGGAAGTTCATCGACCAGGTCGAAGAGTTCAATGGTGCCACCGGCTTCGCGTGGTGCGATTCATCGCTGTGGGGCGGCGACGGGTTCCAAGGCGTCGGCGAGTTCGGGACGGACACCAGCACTTGGATGTTCTTCCACGGTGAGGAGTCCCCGTACTACCAGCGTTATGAGATCGTGACCGCCTACCATTGGGCCGTGAACCGCGACAATATCCCCGGCCTGTACGCCACCACGTTCCATTGCGAAGTGGAGACCGCCGCCAAGGAACGCGAGTTGCTTGGTGAGGACAGTTACCCGTTCGTGGACTTCGTTCGGGAGGCCACGACTCCGTATCTGCTGGATTCCCGGAGCATTCCCGAACTGCTGTCGGCGGCGCAGACGCACATCAAGAAACACACCGACGCGGCCACCAACAACGCCGAACTCGGGGCGGTGCCGCCGCTCATGAAGTCGGCGATGCGTCCCGACTACAAAGTGAATCTGGCACCGATGGCGCAGATCTCGGAAGTCCGGCCGAACGAAGTCCGCTGGATGGAACCGCCGACGTATCCCAAGGCGGCACTCGAGGTGGTCGGACTGACCATGGGACGGATCGCCCAATACTGGGGCCTGCACACCGACGAGGTAGATCCCGAGTTGCGCCGGCTACATGGCCAGCACGTGGTCGACGGCTTCCTCGGTTCGCTCAAGGACGCCTGGAAGATGGGCCTCCGCTTGGCTGCCGAGAACATCCCCGAGCCGGAACTGCACCGGATTCTTGGACGCCAAGACGTCACCAGTGCCCAGTTGCTGGAGGCGATCACCGGCGGCTATGATCTGGTGTTGCAGTACCGGGTCGAGAACCAAGACATCGAACTGCTGACCGCTCGCCTGAACTTCGTCGTGCAGTTGGTGCAAGGCCTCGATCGCGAACAGATTTTGAAGGTCGGGCCAATCGTGACCTACTTCGCCCAGGCGTTCGACCCGGCCCTTGCCGACCGCATCGTTCAGCCGTCCGACCAAGCTTCCCGCAAGGAGATCGAAGACGAGCAAATGAACCTGATGAAGATCGCCAGCGGTATCCCGGTGACCCACGCCGAGGATGGCCAGAACTTCGGCGCCCGCCTCGAATATCTACAGAAGTTCATGGCCGAGTCCGACTTCCTGCAACGCCTCGACGAGACCGCGGTCATGCAGCTCCAGGAGCGGATGAAGCATCTCCAATTCCAAGTTCAGCAGCGCACCGAGAACCCTGTCATCGGTCGCGTGGGTGTGTCGCAAGACCCGAACGCTGCCCCTCAATAAACCCAAAAACCAAACCCAAAAATACCATGAAGAAAAACTCCCCTGAAAATAGTACCTCCACCGACATCGTCGATGCCTTGGCTCGCAGTCACGTTTCCCACGACGCCGAACGCGGCAAGGTTGTGCTCACCGCGTCCGATGGCCGCACGCTCACCTGGTCGCAGTGTGGCATGATGAAAAATGCCACGGTGCCGCATGTCCATCTGCGGGCCACAGGCAACACCAAGATCCCGCCGTGGACTTCGAAGCACACCAGCTGGGCGGCGGCGGTCGAGGCGCTGGAAGACGACCTCGAGAGTTTTTCCAGTCCGATGATGGCGGTGTCCTGATGGTGGCGGAATCAGATAAAGAGAAAGACGACGTCGTAGATTTTTTGGTGAATGCCGGCGAGTATTTGGCTGCTGACGCCGAGCGGCGGTTGCTACTGGACTTGGCTGCTGATGTCATAGGCGCCCTGGTGCAGTCTGGGGTCGAAGCCATGGGCGCGGAGGAAGCCAAAACTAAGATGGCACCTGAGATCACCTGGATCGCCCGCTACCTCCGCAGCAAAGAGGAGGAATCCTGATGGGTGCCAATACGAAAATCGAGTGGACGGATTACACGTTCAATCCGTGGTGGGGCTGCCAGATGATCAGCCCCGCCTGCACCAACTGCTACGCCGCAGCTTGGGCGAAGCGATGGGGCAAAGACGTCTGGGGCCACCCTGACCGGTCTGATCGTGAGCCGAAGAAGGGGGTGTGGAAGGAAGCGCGAAAGTGGAACCGGGACGCGTCCCGAGAGATGCGCCGCCGCAAGGTGTTCGCGGCCTCCATGGCCGACGTGTTTGAGGATCATCCGCAGTTGCCGGAATTGCGGAAGCGGTTCTTCGAACTGGTCAACGAAACGCCCTGGCTCGATTGGCAACTGCTCACGAAGCGGCCTGAGAACATCGAACCGATGATGGCGGGCCACTTCGACGGCGTGCCGCACAACGTCTGGCTTGGCACGACGGCCGAGAATCAGGAGTACTGGAATGAACGGGTTCCGGTTCTGCTGTCGAATCCGGCAGTGGTTCACTTCGTGTCCGCTGAGCCGTTGCTTGGCTCGATCCAGATGGCCAAAGGTGAAACGCCAGACTGGCTGATCGTTGGTGGCGAGTCCGGGCCGGGAGCTAGGCCGATGAATCCAGCGTGGGCGTGGTCGTTGTGCGATCAAGCCAGCGACCTCGGTGTCTCATTCTTCTTCAAACAATGGGGCGCCCACGATGATATGGGCAACCGCCTCGGGAAGAAGAAGACTGGGCGCATTCTGAACGAGCGGACCTACGATGAGTTTCCGAGGGTGAGGTCATGAACCTGAAAAATTTCAGCCACTCGGCGTTGCTGAAGCGGCGTAAGATTCTCCGAAAGGAAGCTCAAAAATTCGGCAAAGAGTTTGTCGAGATAAAGTTTGAAGTCACGACTCCCTACACTGCGACCGGGTTCCCACTCCGCGCATGGCGTAACCGGCGTCTTCTCGTTCAATATTATGAGGATAAAGGGCACCGGAGAATCAGCGTAAATCGTGCAGATGTTGACGTGAAGGCTCGGAGTTGGACCGATGGTATAACATGGGATGAACTCCAGGAGGCGAAGGAGAAAACGGTTGGTGACGTCTGGGCGGTCGAGATCTACCCGCCGGCTGACCGCTTGGTGAACGTCGCCAACATCCGGCACCTTTGGCTTCTCGACGGACCTCCGCCGTTCGCGTGGGGAGCGGAGGGCACACCATGAGCTACCAAGAACTGAGCAGGTCTGTAGTGAAGGCAAGGAAGGTGCACTTTTGCACTTGGTGCCTACAGGATATTCTGCCGGGCCACCATTACACCCGAATCGCATGTATCGTGGATTCAGACTTTTGCACAACGAAGTTACATCCCGAATGCGATCTAGCGGTGGCACGATCCGCAAAGGAGCAGGGCGCTGGATTATTTATGTACGATGAAGGCGATGGGGAACGGGGGAAATCTTTCGGTGAGGATTCACGATAATCAACTATTCAATCTCGCAGCCAAGAAAATTAAAATCACTAAAAAATTATGAACGAAAAAAATACATCCATCACCGTCATCGCCCACGGTCGAATTCTTAGCGAAACTGAATTCGCAACGGGCATCGCCTCAATCCCATCCGCCGGCCTTGAAGCCGTGAAACATTTGCTGGATCAATTCTGCACCCGGGAGGTCGGATTCGCGTCGCAGGAAGAAAATCCTGTGGCCTGTCAGCGCCATACCCATCGGGCTGGGATCTTGGCCGAGTTCCGGGTGGCACTGGAAGCCTTCCATGATGAGCATTCAGAATTATGAAATGGTGCTGAGGTCTGTTGAACGGTGCTGATCGCGGTTCAACTGGCCCTCGCTGCATTGCCGTCGCGCAGGATGCTCCGCCATCATGAGTCCACAAATGGATATCATTAAAATCTGGACCGGATTCCTCGTCTCTGCAGCCAGCAACGTTGCTGGTTTGGCCATCGCCGAAAAGGTTGTCGCCATCTCTGCTCACGGTGTCGGGATCGTCGCGGGGGTATTCGCGATTGTCTACACCATTCGAAGGATGAAGTGCCTCCCTAAGGAAAACTCATGAGACCACTACGACTCCACACACTTCTGCTTTTGCCAGTACTATTTTTCGGCCTCGGCTGCGCGGCTACTCCAAGTCCGGTTCCGGGCGGTGAAGCGCCTTCGAAAATTTTGAACGTCCCGTTGGACCATGAAGAAGCGGGCCGGCTGATGTACTCGGCTTGCTCGGCTCTGGCCGCCGACTTCGATTGTCCGCTCACCCTCGACCAGCTCCGGGAGTGGAAGGTGACGGCCGAGTATGTGCCGGCCACTGGTGTCGATCCGATCGAGGGACCTTGGTTTATCGATCACCAAACCAACGCCGTCCACGCAGCAACCGAGACTCATTGGTACGGCAGTGAAGCCAACGGGATCAGGGATGTCATCGGCATCAGTGCTCATCATGTCCGATTGGCCTACGATGTCCGCAGTCGCACCGCGGTCGGCTTTGATACGTTTCTCCACGAAGCGGCCCACATCCACAACGCCCGACGCGGCTTCTTCGATAACGTCCACCCGCGCTTCATCACGACTTGTTCCGGTAAGGAAATCGATTTCGAAGAACATATCGACCATCGTTGGTGTCCAGGCGGGCAGTGCTCTCTGGTTGAGATCGACCTTCGCCAGCCAGTGATTCCGACAGTGGACTATCCCGTCCTCTCTCCGAACTCCGTTAATTCGATGCATGTCGCCGTGGCTTCGACGCCGTTGAAATAACGGCCCCTCCCCTCCCCTCTCCCGAGCCATCAGCATGACCGAACTTCCTTCGATGACGGTTGAGTCCGACCGCGTGGGTAACGCCCACGGGATTCCGCCGCCGAACCCCGATCTGGACACCGAACTGTCGAAGGTGATGGTGGTGGCGAACCATCAGAATACTCTCACGGATCCGTGGCCGCAAGAGGTCTTGGAACTGCTCGCGGAGTATCACCCCGTACCTATCGATCCGAAGGTGATTCCTGGAATCATCAAGGACGTTCTTGGCTTCGACTCTTGGTATGAAGTGTCGATGTTCTCGGCCACCGATGTCTGCTTCGACTTCTTCAATCTGCTTCTTCGCTACGTTCGCCGTGAGAAGATCAAGCCGAGGGAAGATAAGGATTTCATCGACGGTCCGGCGCTCGGCTGGGTCATGGCGTATGGCGAGCGCCTTAAGGAAGCGATGGAATTGGTCGGGGACGCGAAGTATGAGTTCAAGGAGCTTCGCCCTCTCGCACACGCCCAGACCAAGGGTTTGGATCTGGCTCCTTACGCTCTCGCCATTCATCCTGGTCATTGGTCCTATCCCGCTTGGCACGGCTGCAAGTTCCTGATCGCGGTCGAGGTAATGCGCCAAAAGTTGGCGCTCGGTCCGCGTCACTCAAGCCGCATCTTTCATGCCGCCTGCATCGCATCGCAAGGCCGCGCCGGCGCATTGATTCACTTTCTCCAGGACAATGTGGCCGCTGGTTATGTGACCACCCTTCACGAGTTCCAATCATGAAACTTTTCTGCTTCCTTCTCGCCCTTCTTGTCGCGTCCGGATGCGCAACCGGGCCGCTGCCGTCGACCACCAATGTTCGAACCAATGTCCGAACCACGCGGGCGCCCGTCGCGCCGCCGGCTCAGGCTCCGGCTATTGCCCAGGTGACCATTGGGCAGCCTCCTTTGTTCCCGTCCCCGACTGACACTCAGGCTGGCCTCGAGGCCTACTTGGATCTCGTGACCGCCCACTGGGATGTCATGGACGAAGTTGCCCGGCGGTATCAGGAACATTGGGAAATCTTTCCGCCGTCGCCTTGGCAGGCTCAGCGTCTACCGCCGCCGGCTCAGGGGGGCGGTATGGCGAGGCGGGGCGGTATGGCTAGGGCAGTCGGTAACGTGGCCGGCGCGGCGCTTACTGGCGGGTTCGGCGGGGTAGTGGCCGGCGCCACAAATCATTTTTTGGAGTACCGCTGACATGAAGAACTATCCTAGTTATCCTACTTTGCTTGTCCTCTGGCTTGCAGCTCTGTTGTATCCTACTGGTTGCGAACACGAAAATCCCACGGAGGCGACCGACCGTGTTGTCGAGGCGATTGAAGCCTCGGCTGATCGGCAGATCGCTGAAGATAATCAAAACAGTGTGGCGGAACGCGAGGCGTTCGAGTCGATTGATTTTGCTCCGCTCGTGGTAGTGGTTCCGCCGCCGGACTCTGCGACCAACGATGTGAGCCAAGCGACCAACGATATGAGTCAGCCTGACCCCGACCAAGGATTGCCGTGCAACGGGCCGAATGCCCTTGGCGAGTTCGGCTATGTCCAGAAGCCCAACGGCGATAGTGATGGGAACTTGGTTTTCTTGTGGCCCAGCAGCTACCAAAACATCTTGTCCGCCGTGATCGTCAAGGCGAACGGAGATGTCTTGGAGCGTGGGACCTACGTCGGGCGAACGAATGATGATCGGCCCACGGTCCGGTTTTCCATGCCCGGATGTGGCTACACCGGTGTCTGGCAAGCAGGTGGGCTGAGAGTGCTTACCAGTCCCACCGAGACCTGCACCGAGCTTGGTCGGCCGTGCGACCGGCATGAGTGATCTCGAGCCCGGCCTAAAGTGAGGCGGGCTTTCTTCTTTTCCTCAAAAATCAAAAATTTCAAAGTTCCAAAAATGGTACTTTTGTGGTTTGTGAATCACATGCAGACCATATTGAAGATCACGACGAGGCATGAGGCCAGCGAGTTTGGTGTCCCTGTGATTGTGTTCCACGGGTTTGATTTGCCGCATCCTAGGGGGATTAAGTTGGTCCTTGAATACGTTGGCTGGAGCCTTGAGGATTTGTCGGCGGCGACGGGGAAGACTGTTTCGACGTGCAAGAAGATTAGTTCGGGGGCGCGACCAATTCCTGCGGCCATGTTGAATGTTCTCAAGGATAAGCTTGAGGTTTGACCTACCTAAAACGCGGTTGAACGCGTCGAACGGTGCTCGCCGGCGTTCAGTTGGAGGTGCCGGCATTGTCCAGGTCGGCATTTAAGGCGCAACATGCGCTCATGTTAGTTACAGAACAACAACTCGCACACATGGGGCGCAACCATGGATGACGAACTCAACAACGACGCGGTCGCTGATGAGGCTGCAGGTGCAGTGGATACTCCTGATGAAACCACGGAAGGTCACGGCGATATTGTCGATGACATGCTTGGCGAAATGCTCGCCGACGAAGCTGCTGAATCCGATGACTCGGATGATGGCGACGCTGACGAAGCCGGTGACGGTGACGAAGCGGATGACGAAGCCGCCGGCGAAGAAGCCGAAGACGGTGAAGAAGCCGAAGAAGACGAGGAAGAAGAGGAAGATCCCGAGGCCGCGGCCGACCGGAAATTTCGCGCCTCCCTCCCGCCCAAAACTCAAAAGGCGTTCGACCGGCGCATCTCCAAAGAGGTGGAACGGCGGAAGGAAGCCGAGGCTCGGACGGAGCGCTTCAAGGATCGCGCTGCGCGCTTGGATAAGGAACTGGAATCCGGCACCCCCGCCAATTCCCAGCTGACTGAAATCCAAGCGGGCATCAAGAACGCCGAATCCTTGCTCGATCAGATCGAGGATTGGCAAGACGATGGAGAGGCTTCGCCAGCATTGGCGGACTACTTCAAACGTCACCTGGGCACGGAAGATCCGAGCCGCAAGCAGGTGCGTTCGTTCCGGGCAAAAGTGCGGGATCTGTCGGACAACCTGCGTTCGGACTTTTCGAAGGCCAAGGCCGAGGCGGACGCCGCCACGGCGCGGCTCAAGGAAGAACATCCAGAATGGTTCGATCCGAAAGCCGACATCCACTTCGACATCAAGGACATCCTCCGGGAAGTCCCGAGCTTGGCGACGCAACCCAACGGCCACGAGCTGGCCTACCACATCCACCTTGGTCGCCAGGCAGCAAAGACGCTGGCGCCCAAGAAATCCAAATCAACCTCCCAGAGAGCTGGGGCAAAGAAGAAGACCGCGAAAGGAAAGGCCCGACGATCGACGTCTGGCACCCGCAAGCGGCGTTCTGTGTCTCCAGCCACCGGTGCCGCCGCTGACGTTCCCGTCACGGACGCCTTGGGATTGTTCTAAGCTACTAAACACGAGAAAAACAAATGAGTGGTGCAATTCATACTCACGATCAAGTCGGCGTCAAAGAAAGCGTTTCGTCCAAGATCACCAACAAAACCGTGGTGGAGACACCCATCATCGCCAAGCTGAGGAAGCCCAAGGGCAAGCGGCTCAAGAACGCGATCCACACTTCCATGCTCACCGAGTATCAGGACGTTCATCATCGCGGCGTTCGGGAAAATGAAGACGCGGTGGAATTCCACGGCGATGGGCGCACGCCCCTGTTCTCGGTCTGGCAGAAAATGGAGCGCAATATCAGCGTGACCTGCCACGGCGAGAAGCAGGAAATTCATGGTGCCAAATCGGAGGTCGCATTTCAGATGGCCCGCGCGGCCGTCTACATGCGCAAGAAGTGGGAGATGCGGATTGCCTCGAACGAAGACAACGAGATGGAAGACGGCGTGGCCAACTTCTACGAGACGAGGGGCATCATGAACTGGATCGCGGCGACGCCCTGGACCGGCCAGACGCCGGCACCCGCGCCGGGCCAAGCCTCCCAAAAAGTCTTTCCCGTACCGGCAGATTGCCGGCCGAGTCCGGACTCGCAGTACACGGGGCCGCTCGGCTCTCTCACCGAAGACGTTCTCGGTGACCTCCTCGAGGCGGCGTATTGCTGCCGTGATGGCTCGGTGGATCTCGACGGTTTCGTGGGCATCAAGCTCAAGCGCAAAATTTCGCAGATGTCGCAGTACCATACCAACGCGGCCCGCTTCTATTTCCGGCAGGTCAACCAGCCCACCCCAAAGCATCTGGACGTCATGCTCGACGTCTACAGTACCGATGCCGGTCGGCTGACCATGCACTTGGACAACTGGCTGATGGTGCCCGAGGACGGTGTTCGCACCGAATTCTCCAAGCGCAGCGGCATGTTCATCGACACCGACGCCTTCGCCCTGGTGATGGAGAAGGTGCAGAAGAAGAAGCTTGAGTATCGGGGCGGCGGTCACCGCTTCCTCGTCTGGAACTACGGTGCCCTCGAGTGCCTCAATCCCTGCGGCCACGTCAGCATCGTCACCGACCAGGACTAAACGTCAGCGGCTCGGGCCGAACCTTTTCAACCTTTCAACTCACAAGAGTAAGTAATGAGTATTCCCACTTCTCCCGCCGTTGGTTCGTCCAACGATATCATCCGGATCACCCATATCCCGGATCACACCGCTGGATTGCAACGCAACCGCTTCCAGACCTATGGTGTCCGCCGACTCGCCGACGAGCAGGCTGATTACCATGGAGCCACCCACGAGGTGAAGGTGCACGTCAACCAGTTCCGGCATGCCGACGCGCATCCCGCTGGCACCGCCATCCAGTACGCGTTCAACCTCAGCGAAGCGATGAGCGCCAGCAATGACCGAGTCATTGGCATCCGGCCTACGGCTTACCAAGTGCACCAGTTCTTTTACGCGAAGGGCGATCCGTCGTTCAACGATGTGAAGGTGAGCTGGGGTGATTCCAAGACTGGCGCTACGGCCTGGTATACGGACGCCCAAGTGGCCCATCACAACCCGGCGCGGGTCGGTGCCGACTGGACCATTCTGGTTCCGCCGGCTGACCGCATCCGGTTCGAGTCGACCGGCACCGGTGGCCCCGACAACGCTGATGCGATCATTACGGTCACGCCGATGGCCGGCAAGAACTTGGCCGATCTGACCCATGGCGAGGTGTCGTTCCTCTTCCAGGTGATCGACTCCGAGTACTCCACCAACTAATTCCCGAACGCAACCAACCAACCACGGGCATACGTCGTCGTCTTCTGAGGATTTCATGGCATCGAAAGAATTATTACAGGGTTTTTATTCTGCGATGACCTCGGAAGGCGGCGGCGATTTTTCTGACTTCTTCACCCAGGACGGGCTTGGGCTGACCAACGCCGAGTGGCAGGAATTCCAAGCGCTGATCAATGATGAGTCGCAAGCTCAGTTCGCGGAGGCGCAACGGGTTCAGATCGAGTGTGCCGCCGCCGAGAACGGCTTCGAACGCAGTCGGATGGGCAACTTCGGCTACGAACAATTCAAGATCCATCCCTACATCAATCACCTGATGGTCCAGAAGTTCGGAAAACGCTGGACAGACGATGACGACGCAGTCGCTTATCTGAAACGCTACTGGCCCGCCGCCCTCGTCAAGTACGTGCCGCGCAATGCGCAAATCGTCGTGCCGAAAACCATCACCAAACGAAACGTCCGCAGTCGGACCAAGCTCCCCCAAATCGGAGGCCCACCCAATGCCTGAATCACAAGAAACTCTCGACCTCGGTCAAGCCTGGCAAGCGCTCGGGCAAGGCAAGATGGTCGAAGTCGGCGGAGCCAACAACCGGGCTATCTACCAGCGCGTTGTTGGCCCTGAGTTCGAGACCGACAAGGCGACACGTCAGCATGAAGTTGTGCTGCGCTGGACGCCAGGCCGAGCGAACCGTGCCCCGACTATCGCCGGCTCTCTACCGGCTCCTGCCACCTACCGAATTTACGAACCCGGTCCGACCGGGGAAACCACCGATTGATCCTATGATCCAAGCCCTTGGTGCACCAAGGCAACTTTTTCGCCGTGCAAACGATCTCCTTCAACCAAGTTTTCCGCGCCGTGCTCCGTGAGGCGGAGTACGATCCGGACACCATCCGTGATGCTGATTGCGGATGGAACCAGTCGCGTTGTAATCGGGTGGCCGATCACATCGCCGAGAAGCTGCGTGTGGCATGGGAGTGGGCCATGTGGCCGTTCCTCATGCAATGTAGTTTCATTCAGGTAGAGAAGGAAATGGTCCAGGGCAAGCCGGTGATGGATCCGAACACGACGCCGCCAGTGCAAGCGCTGGATCCGGTCACCGGCGAGCCGGTGTTCGAGAATTTGGGCGAAGTCTTCTATGTGCCGGCGTGTCCCGAGGGCCACAAGGCGATTGGCCATGTGGTCAAGATCAGCAACCAGCATCCCAAGCTGAGCAAGAGTCCGGGCTGCCTGAAATTTGAACGCAAGGGTGGCCGCTTCTGCTTGAGCCCGCTCTGCCCTACCTGTGTGTGGGTGGAGCATCGGCCAGCTGCTCCGCTGTTCACCTGCGACACAGTGGCCGAGAACTCCGGACCCTATGCGCCAGGTGATTTGCTCATGCACTCGGATGGCTATGTCTACTGCTACACCGGACCGGGGACAACCACGATCACGCCGGGGGCATCTGGCTCGGGATGGGTGAAGCAGGAAATCCCCCGACAGTTTTACGATTACATCCGCATCGCCGCGGCCGGCGAGATCCATCGTGACAGTGGACTCGACGAAAAGGCTGACCGCTATTCCGACCGAGCCATGGCCGAACTCCGCCGCGTCTACGACGTCGACTACCTGCAACAGTGCGAAACAACCTTCGCCAAACGCTCCGCATAATGAACGCTCGCATCACCAATACTTATGGCGACTTGGTCGTGACGACGGCCTACGGGCCAGCGAACCCTGACATCTTCGCCAAGCCGGCGCCGGTTGCGGTTGACGCCGATGTCGTGACGACCAGCGCTGGAGCCGTGGCGACTGGGGCCTATACGCATCAAGGCACCAGTCCGCATATCACGCGCCCCGTGGCTGACCGCCATGGTGCGGTGCCGGCATCTGGGCTGATCGAGGACATGTTCAACGCGACTCTCGGCGAAGCTGCCGGTGCGTTCGTCTTTCCGGCTTGGCATTGCAAGGCTGGCGACCCGGTGCTCATCGGTGATTGGGCCGGCTACACAAATTACGCTAACGTATCGGCGGGCCATGAACACCCGCGATACTCTGGGATCATCCACAATCTTGGTGATCCGTGGCCCTATCGCCCGTTCCACAAGGCCACGAGCCATGTGGAAATTACCGTCTGCGGTGGCACCATCGTTTGGACTCGCGATCAGCAGACAACGCCAGCGCCTGGCCTCGGCCACCTCGCGGTCGATCCCGACCGGCTGGTGTTCCGCGTCTCGGCGATCCGGGATATGAAGTTCGCGGTGGCCTCTGGCGATCCGGTGCTTTACGTGTCCGAACTCAGCGGAGGTGGACACTAATGGCGTTCGGTCACAATCTCAGTGGGTTCAAGGCTGGCGCTGGTGGCGCTGGTTCGGGGACGGGAACTGGAACGGGGCCGGGAGATACCGGTTCTGGCGATCCGGCATTGCCATGGGTGGCGGCTGTTCATCGCCGCTATTTCTGTTCGACTCTCGACGTTCTTCCGCCGTTCGTTCGGGTTACTGGGAGCGATGGCGATCCCGACAAAGGAACTTTTACTAACGGTTCTGGCGGCGGAGACTTTGAGGCCGAGGTCGGCTACTTCGAGAACGACGAGTCGACCCCTTACGGATGTTCCAATGGGACTAAGACTTGGAGCTTCATCGGACGCGATTCCAGCGGGGCCGTCGTCAAGGAATACAAGGCTCAGTTCAATTTTGGCGACAACGCCGGCGCGGCTACGCCCCTTGCTGATCTCGGTGCGGATCCATGGTCGGAAATTGCCGCCTGGCTTTCTGTGTCGGGTTCGGGGACGGCTCAGGAATCGGTTGTGTTCCTCAAGCTTCAGTGGTGGGCTGCGGTCTCGTCCCTTGATGTCGTGGGCTTGGATGTTGAGTTCGTTGTCGAGATTGATGGCGACTGTGGCCCGATGGCGACTGGTCCGAGCAATCAAGACGGTGTCACATTTCCCTGCTTCTCCATGAGTAGCTGGGACGATAACACCGACCCCAACCTTACGTGGACTGCAGGTTCTACGGTTCCCACATTCCTCAATGGTGGTCTTTGTGAGATTTCCGGCAATGACCTGACAACCTACCATGGGACCACTGCCACTTTTGTTGGGGTGCCAAGCCGAAAATTGTGGAATGGTTTTCCGTTGCGGGTGATTTCGTTCGAAAGATTGGATGGTTCGGTGGTGCCCGTCACAACGGCAGGTACTTACACCATCGGATACAACGGCGGGCCTGCCGTGGCTGCAATGGCGATTGAGCTTCGCACGATCATCGGCGCTCATCCATCAATTTTAGGGGCCAGTAACGGGCACCCTGTGTCGGCCCACTTCGATGCTCTTGGCGGGTCCACCGGCCGAGCAGTTGGATACATTCTCTACATGTTCGAAGGGTGTGATCAGGCCATCACGAAGTTTGAAGTCGATGTGGATAATGGAGGCGAGACGGCCACAGTTTGTACTGCCGTCACCTATTTCTAATGAAAGTTCTTGTTCAAAAAAATGGCGATGCTGGGGCTGAACTACGGCCCGTGATGGATGTCTCGGGCTTGGCTGATACCGACGCCTATAAACTGGCCGCCGCCAATGATTACTTGCTGGCCGGCGGCGCTGGGGAACTCACCACCGTGCGGCGGGAAGGTGGAAGTGTCAGTGTTCGCGTCTTCCCGGCGCATCCCAAGACTTCAATCCCGATCTCGCTGGATACTTCGGACTATGGGGAGGCGCTGGATCTTCTTTCCGAAGGCGAGGCCTTGGAAATTGATGTCCCACTGCCGACCAAGATCCCAACGCTCTCGAAATCGAAGCGCAAGGAGAAGAAATAATGGCCGGACAAGTCGGACTCATCCCAGCGGGCGGATACGTCGAAGAAATCATCTACATGAGCGATGGTACCTGCACCGTTAAATACTACGACGCGAGCGGGGCCGAAGTGCCCGCGGCCGACGTCAAGGCGAAGCTCGAGGCCGGTGACCTCAAGGAGTGCTGCTGTGAAGGTGAGGAACCGAAGCGGGCCTTGAAGGGCACAGTCGAAGAACTGGCCTTTGACGCCACTGCGCCGGTGGCGTTGACGCCGCCGGCCGACGCAACCCACGCCGAGATCCAAGTGGATGGCGGCGCGATCCGATTCTACCCCGAGGGAACGACACCGAACCCGACCACCGGGTACAAGCTCCACGATTGCGGCTGGCTCGAACTCGAGTCCGCCGAAGAAGTGGCCGGCTTCCTGGCCATCGGGCAACCTGGCCAATCCGGCACGCTCCGTGTGACCTACTTCTGCCAGTCCAACGCAAACGCTTAAACCAATCAAACTCTGAGGGAACCAAACCAATGATCATCAACGACTATCAAAAACCAGACGTCAAACTCGTCACCGCGATCGACTATTTCCGCGCTCTGAAAACGGGTAAAGAATACGAGAAGGGCCAAATCCTGCGCCGGATTCAATGCATCGATCCGACCACGGGCGTCGCCACCGCCACGATCTGGAGCGTCGCCGACGACGCCACTGGCGCACCGCTCGCCGCGGCTCCTGTCCCCGCCGACGTCGAACATCTCGACTCCAAGCGGGTGAAACTGGCCAGCGAGACCGTCGTCGTCGCCGCCGCTGCTGTAGGTCTCACGCCACCGCCCGAGGCCAACCACGCCGAAGTCCATGTTCTGGACGCGGACGTGGTATTCACGCTCGACGGTGCCACCGCGCCGGTGGGCGGTGCGACCCCGGTGGGCATCCGCCAAGCCGACTGCCAGGTCTTCGAACTCGAAGGCAAAGACGAACTCGCCAACTTCTCCGCGCTGCAACTCGGGACGGTTGGGGCGCGGCTCTACGTCGAGTATTCCTGCCAGTTCGATTTCAACGACTAAACTTTCAGCGGGGTGGAGAAGCCCGGTCATCTCGCCTGACTCATTATCAGGAGTTCGCTGGTTCAAATCCAGCCCCCGCAACCAATCACTATGAAGGCTGACCACTACAATCCGAAGACCGACAGTTGTCCGGCGCCCATGACGCGTGCGGCACTACTCGCGCTTCGCAATGCTGGCGACCTTCAGACCGGCTGCCACTACATTGTCACCAACTACAATCGGGGCAACGTAGGGGCAGCCACCATTTTACTCCATGCCACCGACGCGTCGACGTTGAGCATGGCGGTCCACGTGCAGACCGTTCACGACGGCGTGGCATGGGAAGGCCGATACGATATCGACACCGCTCGCTTGGTCGAACTCCGTGACAATCTCGGCAACGTGGTGGTCGGTCGGTACGGCACCGAGGTGGATCGTTTCCCCTGGGGGAGTACCCGCGTCACCGAGACCGTGGTCGAACACGCCAACCTATACCTCGACGCGGCCCCGGCCATCACTGTTCGGAAAGTGCGAGTGCTCAACGGTGCGCTGCTGGATCTTCGCGGGGCTTCTGGCAGTTTCCAGAATTCCACGGTGGATACTGGTGCGCTGATCTATTTAAGAGGGGCCTCGATCGCGGTGGCAGCACTCGAAGCCTCGGCGCGGGCGCGGATCTACGGCAACAATTCGACCAACGTGCGCCTCACCTACCACCGTCACGAGGCGGAGGCGTATTGGGTTTTCACGGGCCGTGATGATGTGCGTGCTATCTACACACATTTCGGTGCGACGGCGCGTGTCTATTTCACCGCTGGCACTCGGCAGTGGCTCTACTACACCACGATTTTGGGCGGCTACCTTCGCCAGTTCAGCGGCCTCGTTCGGCTGTACTACTCGATCTTGAAAAGTTACAGCGAGCTTCGGAACGAGGTCGGGGCCGGTGATTTTCTCGGGTATGGATTCGAGGGGTCGAGCCGGAGCTACACACGCAACTACAACACGGCTTTAGTGCGGTCCTACTACGACACCCTCACGGCGTCGGGGCGTCAGACTTACCGGGGCGCGGCCACCATCACGAGCAGCTACAACGATATTTCGAGTCTGGCCACGGTGGAGATTGTGAGTCCGGCCAGCATCATGAGCCGGGGCGATATCGCCAGCCAGTCAAATTTCAAGGCGACGGGTGGCACCCACTACCGGCCCCATCTCGCCGGGTTTTCCCGCCTCACCGCTCCCTTCAACACGCGGAGTGTGATCGGCCACGGCAGCTGGGCGCAGACTCTCACCGCAGCCAACACCAACAAGATGCGCGACTACGTCAACAACACCCTGGTCTGATTATGAATTTGTCCGAACACATCGCCAACATTCGCGGCCTCGAAAAGAGGATCAAACGAGCCGAGGGGCTCGGCGGGATCTCCATCGAGGATCGAACCGAACTAGAACTGTCCGCCATGGATATCTTGGTGGGCGGCGCGGCCGACGCTGAGGCCGAGCTGGCTGAGCGGGTTCTCGCCATTCCCGAGCTGGATCCCGACCGGCCCTTGAAGCCCAAGCGGAAGCGGCGGGCGAAGAAGAAGGTCAAGCAGCCCGAAGGCAAGGACGAATCTTAAAACGTGAATGCTGCGCGGGTAGTGGTCGCTCTAATCGGCTTCTGTGTGGGCGGGTGCATTGCATCCGCTCTTTTTGTATGGGCTCGCTTGCGTGAGCTCGTGGCGCTGATGCGTAGCCCTGGGGGTGGGCCAGATAATGAATCCGGTCGTTAAGGGATTTCTCGCGAACCATAAGTGGGAGCTGGTGCGGGCCGACTCCAAGGGCATGCTTCCAGAAGGTCAGCTGGTGCGGATGATGAAGTTCATCCCGTATGATATGGCCTGCAAGATGCGCGATGCATTGGAGATGTACACCGACGTCTGCAACGAAGAGTGTTCGGCCTGTGTCAAAGATCCCATGATCAGCGGCAAGAAGTGGTCGGGCACCTACCGGCACATTTCGACGGTCATCATGAACGAGACCGAGGCACGGGACCAGCGAGTCATTGGCCGTTCATCCCGGCCTCCGGAGGGCAAGCAATGGGTCTTGGTCCAGACGCTGGCTCGGGAGTGCCATGAGTCCTTGGAGTGGCGTGACGCCCGGTGCGCGAACACCCGCCATTACGGCGCGGACAACCACGGCAACAACACCAACCAGGGCGGGCAAGACTTTCGGGTGCTCCGTTGGCCTGGCGTCCACCCCGACAAGGCGGATGAGCTGATCAACGAGATGCAGGTGCAATGCGATTGGCCTGAGGTCGGTCACCGGCCCGAGTCCGATTGTGGTGAGGAAGACGGCGCGCCGATCATGCACGAAGGGCCTTGGTGTTTCGTCTACGGAAAATCCCACCTTGAGGAAGACGGAAGCAAGACCGTCGAAGTGGCCTTCGTGAACTCGCAGAAGTGGCAGCTCAACGGCTTTTCAGATCTCGGCGGTTCGAACTCCGAGCGGATCATCTATTCGTGGGACGTCCCCTACTGCAAGGCTCAGGACATCATTGACGAATGCGAGGCCATGGGCGGAACCACCTCGACGGCCTCGAGCACCCATGATGGCTTGATCAATATCATTTGCCGGTTCGGTGGTGACGAGGATCCGACCGTATTGCTGAACGTGATCACGGGTTGCAGCTGCTCGGCGGTTGTCCGGCAATCTCTGTTTTACGGGGTCACGGATCCGGAGAACCCGGACTATGACGTGCCGTGCCCGAACGAGGATGGAATCAGTTGCCGCAAGCAGATCTTTGAAGCCGGCGAGGGCAAGTACAACATCATCGTCACCTGCACCGAGACGCTCACGCAAGACCATGCTCCGTATCGTGGCCGGGTGAGCTGCGGTTCGTGCACCACGGTACACACGAAGGAAGGCATCAAGGTCTCGGAACTGGCCACCGAATCCCTCGAAAACGATCTGCCTGAGCTGTGCGAACCCGGCAAGGACTACCGCCTCACCCGCCGCTACGCCGACGATTGCACGGTCACCGAGACCTTGGAGTGTGTGGAATACAAAAATCAGGAGGGCAATTCGGTGCGCATGTCGTGTCGCTCGACGACGACGACCGAGACGCACACCCACGCGGCCGCGCCGGTTGTTCCGCCGTCGACCGCTCCCGCCGGCGTGACGATCGAGGTCAGCAACCGGCCGAACGACGACGGCACGTGGAACACTACGGAAACGACGACGACCTCGGTGCAGGTGAATCATCCCGAGCACCGCAGCGCCGTCCGCTGTGGCGACTGCCGAACCGCGGTCGTTCGGCAAGGGATCCCGGAAGATGATCTCGCCGCCCAGTCCTTGGAGAACGATCTGCCGGCCATCTGCGAACCCGGCAAGGACTACCGCCTCAGCCGCGTTTACAATGCAGACTGCACCATCGATGAGACGCTGGAGTGCGTCGAGCACAAGGATGAGGCGGCGGTCAGCTGCTTCAAGACGTGTCGCCGTGAAGAGACGACCGAGACCCACACCCACGCGGGTAGCCCGCTTCTCTGCCCTCCTACCGTGCCGCCAGGGGTGACGGTGCGGGTTCAGAATCGGCCAACGGGTTCGGGGACTTGGGCCACCAGCTCGACGACCACCACCAAGGAGGCGGTCGAACAAAGTTTCACCTTCCCGACCCAGAACGGCACCGCCTACGTGGCAGTCGGAGAAGGCGTGGACTTGGCCACGTTGAACGCAGCGATCGCGGCGGCGAACCTGACCGACGACACCAACAACAATCTCTCGTTTCAGATCACTGACGACTGCTGTTTCAACTACCAGATCCGCAAGAACCCGATCGATGATGAAATCACGGCGGAGTATGCGAATCTCATCCTTGAGGAGAACTGCAGCCGCTGTGTGATTCAATGGGTGTTCGAGGACCAGCCCGCTCCGGACTCGCCGGCGTTCACCGATGCGGTGTTCGGTGGCATCGGCGGGCAGGGCTGGACGCTGAGCCGCCGTCCCCGGGCAAACGATGATGGCACGTGGGACGTGACCGTGAGTGCGGCGCAGACGAAGTTCCGTGACATCGGTCCAACCGACACCGAACTGGGCGCGGCCCGCTGCGTGCGCACCCGCTGGTTCCTTGGTGTGACCGTGGCCAACGAACCATTGCCGCTCACGGTCACGAGCGCAGGCATCCGGGTGAGCCGGCGCATCACCCACAATCCCGATTGCTCGTACGATCTCCGCGAGGATGTCTACGAGATAAAGGACCAGGTCGGACGCGCTGTAGCGGCCACTTGCGATTCGGAGACCGTCACCGAAACCCATAGTCAAGCCGCCGCCCCGCTGGCGGATCCAGTCGCGGTGCCAGGTGAGATCGTCAGCGTCACGAGCCGGCCGACCGACACCGGCTACGCCACCGAGTCCCGGACGCGGACCAGCGTCCCTCAGCAAGAGGCGTTCCTGATGGAGAACAATGGCCTCGAGTATCGCTGCCATGTGTTCCGCAACCTCGACGCCGCTGGCGTTCAGGCGCTCCTTGATCAATATGCGGGCACCGGCCTGCCTTTGCAGAAGTCGGTCGGATTCAACCAGGATTGCACATTCAGCGGCACCGTTCGGGCCTGCCTCGGGCGGATCACCACTGGCGAGTGGGACGGCGCGGCGTGCCGCCGTTACGTCAGCTACAAGCGCGACGGGCCTCGTTCGAATCCTGGCTATGTGCTGAACGAGCGTGAGTCGTCTTGGAACGCAGGGAGCACAGGGAGTCCGACCGGAGATGAGAACATGCCGCCGCTGATCGCTCGCCAAGTTGGATACCTCTACGAAGTGCGGGAAACCACCGACCCTCTGATTGCTGAACAACTTATGTGCTCCAGTGTGCACGGACAAGATATGCAGTTCATCGAACGGCCGCGCGGATATTACACCGTCAAGATCGTTCGCTACTACCGGGCTTTCCCCTGGTACGACTACGGGCCTGACCATGAGATTCGGGAGCCAGACATTGAGGGCCGGATGACCGCTCAGGGAATCAACGGTAGTACGAGCGACTGGAAAGAATGTTCCGTGAACCCGCCTATGTTGCTGGCTCCGACGGCGCAGACACCAGTGGATCTCATCAACTTCTTGCCTCCGCCGATCCTTGTCTATGATGACGGTACCACTCCAAGCGGCTACTTAACGGCAAACTTGGACTGGGTGCCCTAGCGTGGATCCGTTCGACCCATTCAGTCAGCACGATGGTTGGCCTTTTCCTGATTGGAGCCTGCCCGGTGATTCTTCCGATAGTACGTCTGGAGAAAACTGGAGCACCGTTCTTACACACACGCCGCTGCGGCAATGGAGCGAAGGCGGTCCAGCAGCTGTGCCGCTCCCCTGGCCGTTCAAGCCGTCGTGCGTGGACTCTACGGGTGACGGGGCACTTGATGGCATCCGAGCCTTTCCCGGAACGGTGGACATTCAAGCCGGCGCGACGCCTGGGGTGCTGGTTCCGACTCTCAACGGCGTGCCAATCAATGCCGTTGTTCCGCCGGTCGAGCCAATCGCGGGTTTGGGTCTGGGGCCGGGGCAGCATTTGCTTTGGTCGATCCTAACCTTTCAAATCACCGCTCTGACCGCCGATGCGCCGGAGCCCCAAGACCCTTGCGACTGCATTGATATCACCGTCGCACCAGTGTTGTCCCTCGTGACGACTGACCCGGTGACAGGCCAGCCGGTGATGCCGGCTGATGTGCCGTGGGTGTGCGGGGTTAATGATGATCCAGCGACCACGCCACAGGATGAAGCGGTGACCGCTCAGAATGGCGTGTGGAGCGCTCCGGTGGCGTCGTGGTTGTGGGACCAAGATCTTGCAGCGGCGGGCCAGTGCGGGATTGTCGAGCATCAGGTAGGCGTGGCCAATCAGAACAACCTCATGCTGCAGTGTTGTGCGGGTCGACTGCGCCTTTTGCGGGTGGCTTGATGGGAGCCTCCGACATCCCACTACCTGCGATCGAGGCTTTGCAGGCGGATCCCTGTTTGTGCTGCGGTTGTACGCCGTGCCCTGGAACGGTGCCTTGGGAGTGTCCTGACTGCGACATCGGCACGGCGGAGTTGGACCTAAGTGGGTGGTCGATCCCAGATCAGGCATGGACTCGGGAGGTTCCACTTCCTGGGCCGCTTTATCGATACTACGAGTTCGAGGTGTCCAACTTCGTGCGCTTGCTGGACCGAGTTTGCGTTGGTTCTGGTGTGGTGCACGTCGTTGCCGAGTTCACCATTCATGCCCGCGTTCGCCGCTCGGCGTCCACCTCGGCACCATTCGAGGAATGGGTGATCCCGGCGCGGGTGCTCGTCAGTGGGATGCCTGGAACGGGTTGGCAAATCGATGCGCCGTTCGTTTCGATGCCGAGCCAAGCGGTGTTTTGGCAAGCAGGCTACCTTCATCTGTGGCGTCCGGCCACGGATCCGACCGACTACACTAATTGTGGGGTCCAGGTGATAACTCTTGAGCCGTCCGAGGATGTACCGCCGCTTACAAGTGGGCCGCCGAACGAACCAGCTCCGTCGCAGTTGATCGATGCCGGTGAGATTAAGGTCACTCGTAAATGTTGTGATCCGGTGTGTGTCGAGCCAGCTCCTTGCCCTGGGTGCCGTCAAGGCGACCCATCAGTTTGCAGCTGTGGCGGGCTGCCCAAGACGGCCTTGCTCACGTGGTCAATGGATGCGTGCACGTGGTGTCACCGTCGATTGGTCCGGGCTTCTGACGGGAACATTGTGCAGGCCGAATACTGGCGGCTGAGCTGGTTGGCGGTACCGTCCAGTCCTTCGGAAAACTGTGTTGAGATTGATGATGGTGAAGTGGTTCAGACGGTTCCAAATGCCATCCAAATCGATTACCTTGAGCTGGACTTGCTCTCATCATCTCCGCCGCCGCCTTACGATCCGGCGCCGAGCTGTGCGGATGCGTTCGCCTCGAACGCCGTCACGGCCACGGCCACGGTGGATTTGCGGCTGACCTTTCATTTCTTTCATCCGTCGATGTGGGTGCGAGTCGAAGCCGTTGGCTTACCCGTGCTCGCCTTGGGGTTGGGGATGGTCTCAGCGACCTCTCGTGATTGGACGAAAATGTTCGCTGGCGGGTTCCCCGTAGGGTGCGAAGCGGTGAACGATTTGTTGCCGCTCAACCTGGCTTTCGATGCCGCGACTCCAAACCGGCTGGGCCACGTGAACGCCGACACCTGTCCCGGTGACGGCGAGTACTCCCGTCCCTTTGATCCAGTGAATCAGCCGGGTGTGCAGACCGACGAACCTGACTTCACGCTCGCCTCCAACTTACAAGTTCGCGTGGACTGGTGTTGTGGAGAGGAAACCGACTGTGATCCGCCGGCGTGCTTGGATCAAACGACCTTCACGCCAGACTGCCCTTCTGGAGCCGGGTGGTTGTTGGATCCAGCCACTGGGCTTTTTCCGAACCCGGCATACGTTTGGAACTGCGATAGTGGAGTCGAAGCCTTCGTCTACGATCCGGTGTCGGGCATGATCGTCCGGGTGTTCTTGAATGATTTGGGCGGCTTGGAATTCGAAACCATTCAGGAGCCTTGTTGATGCAGCATTTCATTGATTCCGAGGTCTGCCGGTCCCGCGCCTTTTGTACCCTCTGCCGTGCTCAGACCGAGGCCGGCGCGGCTTGGCGGAAGATGGTTGCCGAACGCTACTTCATCCTTGGGAACCGGCTTGAATCCGGGGAGCTGGCAATCGATGCGGCGGACTTTTGTTGTGTTTTAGAAGAGGGTGAAAGGCGCAGTTGGATGGATCCGCCGCCCGCGTTGGACACCCCTCGCAAGCGGGCGATTCGGCGGGCTTGTTCTTGTGGTAAATAATTGCTGTAGATGCTAACTTTCAATAGTAACTAGATTACAAATGGTGAAAAATGAGTTTATATGATGACTTGATCAGCGGCTACGGATACTCCGACGATCCCGCCCACAACGCCGGCCTCCAATACGGCCCGCCCGCGCCTCGACCGGCTGCGGCACCTCCAGCTCGAACCTATGGACGTTCTGACTTCAACGAGTTCAAGGCCAAGCAGGCGGCCCAGGCCAATGCCCCTGCCCGTCCGAGCTACGAAGAGATCATGAGCCACTCCACCCGCAACCACGGTGCGCGGGCCGTGGCTGGTGATCTCCCGGTGAACCGGCTAGACCGGCTGCGCAACGACATCATGTTTGGCCGATACAAGGGAGCGCCTGGCGTCTCGCCCTTGGCTGACCCAAACATCGGCGGCCCAGGCGGGTTGTCGGCGGGCCTCAACAATTTTCTTGGCGGCGGCGGCGGGGCAGCTGGTCCGTCCGTGCCGCATGCTGCTCGATCGCGGACCGGACGCATGGCCGACTACGACCACGTCATGGGCGGCGCGGCCGCGTTCGCGGGGCATCATTCGCGCCTCGGGCAACGCGGCCAGCGGGCCATGCCGAACGCGCTTCGCCGTGATCTCATGTCCGAAAAGGCTCGGCGGGACTTCGAGCCGATTGCCGATATCTTGGAGCAAGCCACCGGCAAAAAGTTTGGTAGCATGGCCGAATACAAAGCCTTTAAGGATGCCACTGAGTTCGGCGATGAGCGATCTGACCGGGATCGGGAGCACGGCCGGCTGGCCGATCAGGCGATGATGAAACACGAATCGCATGAACTCCAAATGGAACGGGGCCGGGTCGATCTCGACGACATGCGGGCAGACCTGATGCGCCAGGAGAGTCCGGAGGCAATCGAGCGGGAAGCCTTGGCGCTCGAGGGCGAGCGGCTGGACGTAGGGCGCAAGCGTCGGGATTCGGAGAATGCCGAGATCCGTGACCCGATCGAGCGCCGTCTAGCCGAGTTGAAACTTGAGGGGGCCGAGGCCGCAGCGAATGCTCAGCCCGTCGAAGATCCTGTGGCTGCTGAGATCCGCGAACACGAGCGGACCATGCGGCAATATGACAAGGAGAAGCGGGAGCTGGAATTGCAGAAGAGTCGGCAGGCATTGGGTGGAGCGGCTCAAGCTCAGGCCGCCGCTCAGCAGCCGGCGAAGCAGTACTCGCAGGCCGAGGTGGACGATGAACTTAATTCGCTGTCTGAGTCTTACGATTGGACGAAGCTCAGTGACCGAGATCGAAAAGGGATGGAGGCCGCAATTGAACGGGTTCGGCGGAATCCCCAAGACACGCAAGCACTTCAAGCCCTGCGCGCTATGGGATATCTGTAATGGCGGATGATTTCGATTTCGACCTTTGGGCCCAGGAGTTGGAGCCAGAGGAATTTGACTTCGACACATGGGCGTCGGAGAAGGCACCTGACACGTCGAACGCGGATCCCAACCAGTCAGAACTGGTAGAGGACCCCGGCACCGGTGAAGAATGGTCTACATCTCGCAAGATCGCAGAAATTAGTGCGGGCGGATTTCGGCAGATGATCCCGGCGATCAAGACCGGGGCCGATGGTCTGGCCGCGTCGATTTACAACAACGCCAGCCAAGGCGCTACCCAGGCGATTCTTGGGCCGGCTCGCCATGTCGCTTCGTCGGTTGAGCGTGGCAGTCTGTGGACTGGCCTTGGCAATTGGGCGGCGGGTAAATTAATTCGGGCTGTGGCCGGTGACGACCAAAAGGCGCAGCACGAAACGCGCTCTTACAAGTTGCTCAGCAAATTGAGCGGCGGCTACGACGAGGCCCTTGCTACGCCCGAGCAGTACAAAGGATCGTTCTTGGCTGAGACCTTGCCCAATGCCGCTGGCGCTCTCGGTGCCCAGCTCACAGTCGGGGCCATGACGGGCGGGACCGGCTCCTTGATTCACGGCGGCATGATGGCGGCCGACGGATCATACGAACAAGCCGTCGCAGAGGGCGCTACCGAAGGCGAAGCCCAGGCGGCGGCGGGATTGAGCGGCGTGACGGGTGCGGTGCTGGAAAGGTTCGGTGTGCAGCGCCTGCTGTCCCGGTTTGGCGGCAACAAGTTGGCGACTGGCATCGGTGGCCGACTGACCGAAGTTTTAAAATCTGCTGGCACCGAGGGTGCGACTGAGTTCCTTCAAGGTCTCGCAGAAAACGGGATTGCGAAGGCTGTGTATGACTCCGAGGGTGCCATCGTCGATTGGAACCTGGCCGAAGAAGGTGCCGCTGGCGCCATCCTCGGTGGCACGGTCGATCTGATTGCCCAAGGCATCACCGGGCGACGTGCGGGAGCTACGCCGCCGGCGCTGCCGAGCCGTGGCGGATCGGACTTAGACGCCTGGTTCGCTGAAAAGGCTGATGATCCGCGTTCGCAGACGATGGAGATTCCTGACCCTCGAAGTCAGACACAAGAGGTGCTGCCTCCAGATGCTGCCAGGACTCAGGAGATCACAGACGACATGCTTCTGGACATGGAAGATCAATCGGCAGTGACCCAAGAAATCACCGACGACATGGTTGGCGAACCCGTGATCAGGCGGGACGATCCAAGCGGACCACGCACCCGGTTGATGAGTGTCATCAATAGGGCCGGGCAGGAAATTAAAGTCGAGACGGATCGGGTGCCTCTGGCTGAGCTGTCGCTGTCCGAAGACGTGCCGAACTTCAAGGAGGGGAGTGACAAGAAGGGCGTGGTGAACCCTATTGAAGGGGAGTCCTATGATGAGACCGCAGATCCCATCCACGTGTGGCGGCGCTTGGACGGACGCAAGGAAGTGATCAGCGGGCGGCACCGCCTGGACCTCGCCAATCGCGATCCGAACAAGTCCGAGATGGATGTTCGAGTCTACGATGAGGCCGATGGGTTCGACGCGGGCATGGCGATGATGCTTGACGCCGAACTGAACATTCGGGACGGTAACGGCTCTTACAAAGACTTTGCCAACTACTTCCGAAATGCCCAAATCTCCGAACAAGAAATCGTATCGCGCGGATTACGTCGCAGCGCTAAAGGCCGCGCAGGATCCATCATTGGGACCCAGGCCAGTGATGCGCTATACGACCTATTCGCCAACGGTCGAATCGGTCCAGAAAAGGCAGCCGAAGTCGCCCGGCACGCCCCCGGCGACACCGCCCTCCAAGACGTAGCAATCGACGTGCTGCTCAACAAGGGCAGCAAGGATGAAGCGATTGGCATGATGATCGCGGTCGGGGCCGAGATCGATGCCGGCAACGTGCCGAACATCGGCGGGGCCGAGCAGGTCACCATGGACAGCCTTTTGGGCGGCTCCTCAAGGAGTGCCAGGTTGGTCGCCAAGCACAAGGCCAAGGCCTATGCAGGTGTGCGCCGGCTGATATCCGAAATCTTGTCGGAAGCCCGAACTTCGAAGAAGGCAGCCAAGGCAAACGTGGCCCGCAACAAGAAGCGCGGCATCACCGTCGACATGGGTGATCCTGAGGCCACCCGCCAAGCCATTGACCAAGAACGTGCCACCCTCGAACTAGCCGGTGAACGACTGGCCCGCGCCCGGACGGACGGTGAACTGCAAGCCAAGCTCTCAGATGATTCCCTGAACGCCCAGGGCATCCTTGACTGGCTCTTTGAAAATCCGATTTACACGGCACCGCCCAAAACCGAAGCGCCGGCGAAGGTTGACCCGGCGAAACCTGAGTTCGGAGTCGGGGCCAACCCTGACACCGGGACCATGGACTTGTTCGGCTCGTCTGAATCTAGCTTGCCACCGCCGGGGGATGCCGGCCCAAGTCTGTTCAACATGGACGCCGTCAACGGCGAGCGTCAGAAAGTGCGCGGGGAAACCAAGAAGGCACAGGTTGAAGACCCTCTCGCCGAACTCAACACTTCCATCGGGCGGGCCAAGTCCGAGCAAGGCCAAGGAACCCTTCTCGACGGTGATGGCAAGGCCAAGGTCACCAAGGGTGCGAAGCCGATGCGGACTCAGCGTGATGCCGGTGGCGATGCGAATATCGGCCTTCCTGAAGGCTTCGACAATCAGAGTCACAACCCCGATTCGAAAACGTCTCGGGTGGCTCGGGAGTCTTTCGATTATCAGATTTTCGCAGAGGCCGGCCACAAGCCCGATGATGTGGTGCTGATGCCACCCGCCAAGCAATTCGATGTCGTGAAGGAATCGACTGCCAAAAAATTTGGGCTACGTGTTCGGCGGGCTGGGCTGGCTCTCCGTGAATCCACCGACCAGCTCATGGATGCTCACGGTTCTCTTCACGACATGGCGCATGCCATGAAAATTCCGTTGAAGGCCATTGGCCTGGGTGGACGCCTTGGCCTTTCCTTGGCCCGTCGTCGAGGTGCCCTCGGCTTCTACCGCTACGAAGGCACCGAGATTCAGATGATGGACCGGTTCGATTCGTTCGCCCACGAATGGGGTCACGCATTGGATCATTGGCTTCACGACGAGTCGCGCTATGTGGAGGACGCCGCCGAACTCGAGCGCGGCAAGCCGATGAGAACCGCCAAGCATCGGAAAGGCCAGTACGGTCGCATTGATATGAACCCCGAGGTGGACGCGGCATTTACCTCAGTAATGCGGGCCATCTTTCAAGACGACGCGGCCACGGCGGCGAAGATTCGGGACGTCCAATTGCGGCTTCAAAAAATGTCTCCGGACGCCAAGGCGCGGCCCAAGTTGGAGAAGCAACTTGAGCGCCTACAAAAGGGCTCAAGTCGAAGCAAGGTGAAGTCCCAGTTCGCTCAGGATGCGGCTAAGATCGGGACGGCTTATTGGAAGTCGCCGGTCGAGTTGTGGGCGCGGGCCGTCGATGCCTATGTGTCCGGGAAGCTGGCGCAGGTGGATGGGCAACGCGATTTTGCTGTGAGCGGTGAAGAATTCTATGCCAACGGCGGGCCGATGGGGCTGCTGTTTCCCAAGGCAGATGAGCGCCGGAAAATCGAAGCCGCGTTTGACGAACTCTTTCACGCCCTGCGCAACCATCACATCTTCGAAGGGCCAGTGCCAACCAAGTATGAGTCCGCGAACATCATGGATCCGAATCACTGGCCGACTCGCACCCGGGAAGAACGCAGCTACGCGGCCAGCATGGCCCGGACTGTGGAGCGCGAACGCGTGGAGCTGTCCCGCTTATTCCGCAGCCGTGGCCGCGAACGTCGGCGTGGAGATGATGCGCCACGTCGAACCTTCCGCGACTGGCGGCGTGCCTCAGCCAATATGGTGAGCACGTTCGGTTCTTCCACCAGGGCGTCGATGAAAATGATTGAGAAGCGCTACCAGAAAGAAGGCAACCAGGCGGCGGTTAAACCTCTAAAATTCTTGCGTCTTTCCCTGGGCACCGAACCCGGTGGAAAATCAAAGGTCTCCATGACCTTTCATGAGGAAATCGAAACCGAGTCGAACCGCAAATCGACCAAGTTCCTGCGCACCCTGCGCGACGCCTACGGCAAGGATGTGGACCGCCTTTCCCCTGAGGACGCAAGGGAGATGCGCGATCTGCTGGTAGCCACCGAGGCCCCGAAAGGCAACTCGCCCGCTCACCGGGCCGCTCGGGAAATTCGCCGCCAACTGGACGCAGAGTACCGACTGAACCGGAACGCCGGCGTCACGGTCGGCTACGCTCGGAACGGCTACCTTCCCCGGATGTACGATCGAGGCGCGGCGTGGCGGGATCAAAGTGGATTCCAACAACGGGCAGGCCATCTATATCAAGCGATGATCGATATCGAACTGGCCGAGGCGGCAATCGCTGAGGCCGATGGCGATCCGCTCACCGACGCGCAGCGGGCGGCCATTGTCGAAGGCGCCGCCGAAAATATCGGTGACGTTGCGCTGGCCCGAGCTGGTGCCTGGCAGAACCGCTTGCTCTACGGCAGTGAATGGGAATACGACCGAAGCACGCCGGCCGACGACTACACCAAAGGCCGGGACCTGCCTCCAGAGGCCGACGCGATCATGGGCGACTTCATGGTGGCCGATCCCATCGACGCGGTCATGCAGTACATGCAGAAGTCGAGCCGGCGACTTTCATTCGTTCGGCGCTTTGGCCTTGAGGGCGAAAAATATACCAAGGTGTTCACCGACCTCGCCGCGGCCCGGGTGCACCCCGAGGACGTCGATCTCGTCAAGCGTATGGCTGATCGGGTCATGGGCATGGAGAACCAAAACCAAGCCCCGGCGGATGCTCGAGCAATGAACTGGTTCTCGGCCACCATGACGATGGCCATGCTCCCACGCGCTACCTGGGCCAGTCTGGCCGAACCGTTCACCATCGGCATGCGCACAGGGCGCGCCGGTGAGGCACTCCGGACTGCGCGGAATCTCATGGGCGAAATTGGCCGAACTCAGAACGCCCGCGATATCGCGGAGCTGAGTGAGTTCCTCGGCATCATCGCCGACGCGTCCCTGGATCAAGTCTTGCACCAGCGCTTCGGTGGGGTGGTCGAGACGCCAGGGGCCGAGAAGGCGCTGAGCAATTTCTTCCGACGCACCGGTCTCACCGGACTGACCAGGGCGCAACGGCGCGTGGCCACCCGTTCGGGGCTTGGCTACCTCCGCTATCTTGGGCGCCAGATCGAGTCGGGAAGCAATGTCGACGCGCACGTGGCCGAACTCGGTGACCTTGGCGTCACCAATCCCAAGGCGATGATCGACTGGCTGGCAACCAATCCCGGCATCCCAACGCCGGCCGACCTCGAGGCCAGCCCGGTGGCCGGCGAACTCGCCACGGCTTTGAACCGGTTCGCGAACCAGACAATCCAGAATCCCGAGGCCATGGATCGTCCGCACCGCGCCGGGACGCCCACGGGTCGGGTGTTCTACGCCATCACGAGCTTCAACATGGCGTTCTATGAAAATCTGATGAAAGGCTCGGCGCGACGCCTGGCAAATAGGGAAGGGCAGCGCGGCCGTATCGCCGGTGGGCTGCTGGCCGGTGCCGGTGGCCTCTATGTTTCCCAGCTATTGATTGAGGCGTTCCGGCAGGCCATCACGAGCAACGACTACTGGGAGCGCCGCAAGGCCCTTCTGGCGGATGCCAAGGGTGTCGAGGCTGAGGAGGTCGAATTCTTCGATCAGGCCTTCTCGGCGCATTCAATGAAGCGAGGCGTGAGCCGTGCTTTCCCGGTCGGCATGATCGATGTACCGCTGAACGTCTTCGGTGGCTTCAAATACAACCGCGATCCAGCTGCAAGCCTGAGTGGTGCCCATCTCGGCTACGTCGGCGGAGCCATGAAAAACATCATGGGTGTGTTCGGCAACCGAAACGCGGCCGGCACGAACACTTCCGAGCGCTACGCGGTGAAGGGGATGTTCGAGTTGTTTATGGTGCCAACGATGAATCACGCCCTGTCCCGGATGCCAGCTGGTCCGCTCGTCGGCGCGAGCGCCGGGGCAATGATGCAAGCCGGTTCCAGCGGCACCGTCAAAAACCAAGTTCAGGATCTAGTTGCTGGCCGTCCGACTCGGGAGGTTGAAGCGGAAGAGCGATTGAAGGCTGAACTGATGGGGAACTAGCCCCACATGAAGGGAGCTGATTTCGGAGAATTTTCGCCCTTGACCCATGCCGCGACAACTTCAGCGTCATTAGTAAGAAAAAATTCGGTTAGGCCAATTGAGATATCTGAACCATCAGAAGTTATGGTGAGTGAATACTTTTTTGGATCCACTTTGTCAGTCTCCAGCTTTTTAAATTTGGAGGCAACACGAAGTTCGGTTTCGGATCCTGGGCTTTTAATCTTATACAGTACGATCATGTTTTTTCCTTGTAGCAGATTGTAGCAGGATGATGAAATCGACTGCTACAATGGCCTAATTTTGTGATTAAAAATCCCGTGCTCTACCAACTGAGCTACCGGATCGTACTGCAAAAATAGGCTTTTAGATGCCATAGCGTGTCACTGAGTGCCACACAGTGCTTGTAGCAATTAGGTAGCACTTGCGTGCCTGCTACAAGTTTGATATGGCGGGTGGTAATCACAAGGCCGACATGCAGAAAACCACCAAACCACGCAAGCACAAAAACCTACTAGATCGAAATGGGACCTGGTACGTTCGGAGGATGGTCGACGGGAAGTCGCGCTGGAAATCGACCGGCATGAAGGTGGACCCAGATGGTACCGCCGGCGGACGGAAGATCGCGCTCACTGAGGCCAAGCGGATCCGGGATGCCGAACTGAAGCGCTTGGGTGAGAATGCCTACATCGAACACCTGGACGCCCGGGCCGCGCGGAAGAAGCTGCCGACGCTCCGGGAAGTGCTGCAACGGTATCGTCGCTGCGCGGCCGTCGCGGGCATCCAGGACGCCGAACGTAACATGGCGTCACTTCGACAGGTGGCCGCGCCGTCGCTCGGGGCCGACTGGGAATCGTGCCGGGTGGCTCGGCTGGACCGATCGGTCGTTCGGAAGTTCGCGGAGCCGGCCAATCTCCAGGGCGACCGGGAGACCGAGAAGTGGAAGTCGGCGCGGCGTACTGTCTACTCTAATTTATTGAAGGCCAGGTCGGTGTTCCGCTTCTTGGTCGAGTTCGAGCACGAATGGCCAGGCATCACCGAGGCGGTGGCCGAGTTCAGGGCGACGGATCCAGAGTTCCCGAAACCGCCGGTAGTGAAGAAATACATCCCGACCGACTTCCTCGATCGCACGGTTCGAGCTGGTCACGCTCTCGAGGCGACTAGTCCAGGCATGTTCGCGGCGTTCTGGTTGGCCTACCGATTCGGCTTGCGGGCTGACGAGGTGGCGCATTGTCGACGCGGTTGGTGCCAGGCGGATGGCGATTCGTTCGTGCTCGAGATCCGGGAGCGGCCTGAGGAGGGCTTCCGACCCAAGTCGACCACGCTGGGCATCATCCCGGTGAGCGCGGCCGAGATGGAAGTGGTCGAGCGGTTGGCTGCAGCTGGTCCGGAGGGCGGCTTCTTGCTGCCGTCCGATACGATCACGGGCCGGCGGAATTTGATCAAGCGGCACCTGGCTTTGTGGATGACCGATTTGGGATGGGGCGACTACCGGACGGTCCGCGCTCATGCCCTCCGCGGCGTCCGGGCCACCATCTGGGCCACCACGTTCTCGGATCACTGCGCGAGGACGTGGATGCGGCACAAGGATATCAGCACCACCGTCACCCACTACGCCAACGGCACCTATTGGGAGCTCGAGGAGTTCGCCATCGGCGTCACGCCAGAAGACGTTCGGCGTCGTCGTTAGTTCGGATGGCTCTGATGGCGGTGATGAGCACCGATTTCGAAAGTTCAAAATAGTTTCCGATTCGGGTTGACCGCTGACCCGAATGGTGTGTAGGATGTCTGCAGAGGCAATTAAGCCGAACCCCAAAAGGAAATCCATGAACATCATCGACATCAACACCACCAAGATCATCCGCCCAGCAACGTACGCCGAG